CACTCTTGCCTGCCTTTCTCTGCCATGCTGGACTCTTTCCTTCTACCATATCCATCTCAGGTTCGTACTGTTGTTGATCGTACTTGGTTGTAACCCTTGACTGACGCTGAAAATTATCTGGATTATATCTCTGCCTACCTTTTGCATCAAGATTTACCACTGGTTTTTCTGGTTTCTTAACTTCAGGTTTTTTAGGTAGATTTTGAGTTTCCCTATAATTGGGCCCTTTACCCATAGGGTAATTACCCATCTCGTTTAATTTCTTCTTAACTTTTAAATCCTGTAACCTATTGAGCATAGCAGTTAGTTTTGCCTTCTTTTTCAAATTAGATGGTTTTGAAGAATAGGCTTCAGCAGTGGTAGTAGTGTGATCTTCGTCGCCAGGATATTTCTTCAAGTTCTTTTTAAGTTCTTGTCTTTTTTTGTAGTCTGTTATTCTATCAAATTTTATTCTACCAGCTTTATTACCGACATAGATATCCTCCTGTTCCTTAGTCATCTTACCAAACTCTTCTCCTACTAATTTCTTAGTAGTGTCTATCTCCATTTGTCCTCCTTTTTCCTGATTCTTAGGAATAGTGGAACTGCGTAATTTTTTTGCAATCCTCTGCCTCTTAGCAATCTCAGACTCACCAGCTGAAGTATCATACATGGCTCTCTCAGCCTCTCTTCTGATCTCAGAGTCTTTCTTCCTTGCAAGTCTTTCTGTCTTTGTTTTTGGTTCAGTTAGGGCTGTTTTTCTACCTTCTACGTCCTCTTTCATCCCCATCATTCTTCTCTTTGCTTTGTTTCCTGATCCCCTATCACTTTCATCGTCAGGGATATTTTTGATTGCCGCTTTTGCTGTGGGAGGATGTATCGATTTTAGTCTTGCTATTCTAGATGATCCTCTACCACCGTATGCTTCATCCACTTTCTTTTTCTTAGGTTTATCGGTACTAACATATGTAGGTTTTGCAGCACCTGACTTAGACTGTTGATTAGGATCAGCCTTTTTCTTTCTTCTCGCTGCAGATAATCTCTCTGCCTTAGTCATACTCGCTCTCTTAGATGATGATACACACTTAGGAGTACCCTCACCTGGCTCATCACTAGCACATGTGCCACCTGTGACAACATTTACCCAACCACCTTTACCATCTTTAGACTTAGATCCTTTGAACCACTGATGTAGATTACCCTCAGTTTGTATTTTCTTTCTCTTTTTTCTTTTAGAAAATCCCGCTGGGTTATTGATATTTCTTTTCGCAGCATCTTGACGAGCTATACTATTAGCTTTTCTTCTTTGTCTTGGATCTGTTAAATCATATCCACGTTCTCTTGCAATCTTGTTCATATGGTAGTTACCATCATCCTCGTTCATTAATTCCTCTTTCATCTCTGGTGTCTTAGGAATCATAACAGGCTCCATCATCTTTTTCTTAGCCCAATCATCTGGAACCATAAGATGTTTGGTCTTAAATGCCATGTGTAATGTTGTAGTATCAATACCATTATCCTTTGCAATCTTCTGCATCAACTTATCCACTTCATCATAAGCAGGGTAATCCATCTTGACTAGACCATCTTCCAACTCTTTCACATAGTCTTCCTTCATAGAATATTTGACATTCTTCTTTCTCTTATTCATCTCTCTCTGTATTCTCTTCAACATGAAAGTATTGGCAGGGCTCTTGTCCATACCACTAAACTTTTTATGAGCAGCTTGAAGTTTTTCATCACTCTGCTTGGCCATTTTGGCGTCTTCGTTGAATGATTCTTTAGTCACTTTTTTCTCAGGTAATCCTTTATGTTTAGTTGATGCCATTTTTTTCACATCTTTTTTCTTCATGCTGGCAGCAGCTCTTTGAACCTCAAGCGTTTTTTTCCCCTTGAGAGTGCCTTTTTGAGCCGCTCTAACAATCCCGAAGAATCTTTGTTGTTTTTTTGAGACTGCTGGCATGTCATGTACCTAACCCTTTTCCTGATTTCATGTTTTCTTTACTACCATATCTTGCTCTTGTTTCTATATATCCTTTTGTATCACTACCATATCCCATCTCCTTGGCATCTTTCTTAAGTTGCTTTCTATCATCTGACATCTTCTTGTACTTACCAGTGCCAGCAGTAGACTTTTGACCTTTAACTTTTTTAGATTGGTTACTACCACTTCTCATGATAGCACCCTTGCCATACTTATCTCTAATAGACTTCTTCACTGCATCTAGTACAGAGTCCTTGGAGTCTGATGTTGGTTTTTTAGTTCCACCTTTGTCGTAACCCATCTCTTTCTTGAGACGAGTGGCCTCTTGAAACTGTTGGAAGTTCTTCATTAGACTGCTGATTTGTTACCAGTATTCTTAACTGTTAGTCCAGTCATTTTCTTGTTACGATTTAACGCCGCTCCAGCAATTACAGAAGTAGTAGCTAGTGCTTCATCAATATTAAGTTCATCTCTCCAATTAGAGAACTCTTCTTTCTTAGTACTATTACCATAGTTTGCAGCACCTTTCTTACGGCACTGAACTAATCTACCTGATGCGTATGCAGATGGCCATACACTTGCACTTGCCTTTACTTTCTTATAGCAAGCATCCTTTTTACCACTACCCTTTCCTTTCTTATCAGATTCTAAAAGTGCAGATTCAATAGTATCTCTAGACTTCCAAAGATTACTTTCATCAATAAATGTATCAATCAATTCCTCATCAGACCATCTTTCAATATCATATCCTTCTTTCACTAAATTATCCAACCACTCATCAAATTTAGATCTGTAATCGTTCATCTCATTTAGTTTCATATCTTCCCACTCGGATCTAAACTTACCTTCTTTCTTTATCCTTTTCATTATTTTATCTTTAGCCATCTCAATACCCGACTCTCTCTTATCCATCTTTAAACGAGCTTTAGTTGCTTTCTTAAATTTTCCCTTTGATTCAGCTTTTTTAGCCTTCTTTAACTCTTTGCTCGCTGAATCACTGGCTTTATCAATATAATTAAGCATGGTTCTTGATTCTAATTCATTAATAGTCTCTTCCTTGGCCATCTTTTTCTTCTTAGAAGAATATTTAACATACTGTTTGACGGCATCCTTTTGAGCATCTCTTTTACCACCACCCATTATCTGATCTACTGCATCTTCTTGGGCACCTTCATTCATTTTCTTTTTCTTTTTCTTTGTCTTTTCTAATACTCTATCTGCAGCCTCACTTCTCTCCTTATTAGGCCCGTCATATGCCATTGCACCCTTTTGCATACGAGGTGCTTTCATCTCATCAACCATTTCACCTTCTGGTTCATAAGAATTATTCATCTTATCTTTATTATAATTGATAATAGTCTTTTTATCAGCAGTTGTATATTTGTTTGCACCTGTATCTTTAGGGCCACCAGCAGTGTATTGTCTCTGTGAAGCCGCTCTTACATTCTGTGGCACTTTGTTTTGTTGAGCATTCTTCATTGCGTTTGCTTTATTGATTGCATCATTCCTCGCTACAGTGGGATGTAGTTCTTCATAAATTGAGGAGTATGCTTCCGATAAATTCTTGTCCATTTTCAAAGGATACAGTATAGCTATCATAACGTATTTATTATATCAATAAATAGAAGACAGGGACACTATAATTTTTAGCTAAATGGCTCGTCAGGGAATATTTACTGGATTCACACCGAACGATGGACTGGGAGATTCCCTCGCCTTGGGTGCTAGTAAGGTCAACGCAAACTTTTCAGAGATATATACCACCTTTGGTGACGGAGATAATCTTAGTGCCAATGCAGGGAGTGCTGGTACTTGGACTAAGGCAGGGAACACAGGAATATACACAAGTAAGAACGTAGGTATAGGAACAACTCTCCCCACAGCAGCTCTATATGTATCAGGTAATGCTCAATTAACAGGTATTACAACTGGAACATTTGTTGGAGATGGATCTGGTCTAACTGGTGTTACTGCAACAGGTTCTGGTGTTATCATTAAAGATAGTGGTACACTTGTTGGTGTTGCACAAAGTATAAACTTAGATAGAAATTTAGATGTTACACAAGCATTTGGTGGTAATGTCACAGTTTCTGCTGCTGATACAGTAGGATTTGCATTTACTTCTGGATTCTCTACTACATCTGGATATGCAAACGTAGCTGGTGTATCTACTATATCAGGAACAGCTGGATTTGCTGACACGGCAACACTGGCACTGACTGCAAACTTCGCCACAGTTGCTGGTATTGTAACATATGCATCAGCATCTGGAGTTGCAACTAACTCAGGTGTAGCTGAGTATGCAAAAGTAGCTGGTATATCTTCGTATACTCCAATCGCAGGCATGTCAACCATGGCTGGGTATGCACATACAGCTGGTATATCATCAGTCGCACAAAATTTAACAGGCACTCCATCAATACTTGTCGATAATATCAATGGTACTGGAATCGTAACCTTCCCAGGCCAAGGCAGTAAGATGCGTTTCGACTTTGACGCAACAGGTGATCTACCTACTGCTACAAGTTGGAGAGGTATGTTTGCATGGGCAAACAATACTAAGACTGCATATGTTTCCAGTGGTCATACAATGGGTGGTTACAATGGTTGGAGACAGATACTTCATCAAGACATGTATGGCAACTACTTTACTGTAGGTGTCGTAACTGCATCTAAGTTCTCTGGTGATGGATCTGAACTTACTAACTTACCATCAACAGATAGTATATGGAGATCAAACTCTACTGGTATTCATACTTTAACTAACATTGGTATTGGTACTACCAACACAGAAGGATATAAACTTAACGTACTAGGTAACTTCAAGTTACAAGGCAGACTGGACGGAACTGCAACAGGTAATATTCTACCTCACCTATGGACTAATTACAATGATCTACCAGCTGCTGGAATCAATCATGGTACATTTGCTCATGTTCATGAATTTAACAAGGCATATTTTGCTCATAACATAGGAACCACAATCAATGTTACAGTCAGTACCGACACTGTGGGTGGTCAAGCAACAGGTGTATTCTACTTTAATGGTGTAGAAAAACCTGGCAATTTCCCCATTGCAAGAGGTGGTACTTACATCTTAAACCAAGATGATGCAAGTAACGTAAACTATAACAGTCAAGAACATCCATTGATGTTCAGTACAACTCTAGATGGAGAGTTGGCTGGTGGTGATCATTATATGATGGGTGTCACATATAAGTTGGATGGTGCTACTGTCACCATGGCTGGATACGTTAGTGGATTTAGTAGTGCTACTACTCGTAGAATAGAGTGGACTCCAGTGGCAGCTGCACCTAACACACTATACTACTGGTGTCATTACCATACAGGACAAGGAAATACTCTATCCCTCAATAATGAAGGTTGGATGGAACTTGTTAATAAAAATACTGATAGAAGTGTAGGAACAGGAACTGAAAACTATAGAGTTGGTGTCATTACTGCAACAGCATTCTCTGGAGATGGTACTGGTATAACTGGAATCGGAGTTACCTATGCAGCAACATCTGGAATCGCAACTTTAGCAAGAGGGTTGACTGGAACTCCTAACCTCAATGTTGGTGTAGTAACTGCATCTAGTTTTGTTGGTGATGGTTCTGGACTAACTGGTGTTACCGCCTCTGGTACTGGTATCATAATCAGAGACGATGGCACACTTGTAGGAACCATTGGTACTATTAACTTTGGTACAAATCTTTCAGTATCAGCTGCATCTGCTGGTGTTGTAACAGTCAC